GTCTTTATATCTCGTTGGAACGAAGGAAAGATACTTGAAGCTGACTTTGCACAGCTAGAGTTTAGAGTTGCAGCTTTTTTGTCGCAGGATAAAACAGCCATTCGTGAGATATGTAATGGTGTAGATGTTCATGCATACACAGCAAAGGTTATATCTGAAGCAGGACAGCCTACAACAAGACAAGAAGCTAAAGCACATACCTTTGCACCTCTCTATGGTGCTACAGGGTACGGTAGAACAAAAGCTGAAGCTGAATACTACGAGCAGTTTACCAAGAAGTATGACGGTATAGCTAACTGGCACAGTAATCTTGCCCAAGAAGCTATAGATACTTTGAGGATAAAAACACCATCTGGCAGAGAGTTTTCTTTTCCAGATGTTGAAAGAAAGGGCAATGGTAAAGTTACGTATGGGACACAGATTAAGAACTATCCTGTACAAAGTTTTGCTACTGCCGACATCGTTCCTTTGGTTCTTATACGAATAGAAGAAGCCTTGCAAAATATGCAAAGCTGTATTGTTAATTCTGTACATGATTCTATCGTGATAGACATTCACCCAGATGAGCAAGATCAAGTTTTAAAGGTGATGAAAGAAATAAACAAGAACTTAAAAAATATTGTTGACAATCACTTCAATATAGATTTTAATGTACCCTTGTTATTAGAATCAAAAATAGGAAATAATTGGCTTGACACTAAAGATGTCATATGATATAACTATAGTTCTTTAATTAATAGGAGATAAATATATGAGTGCAAATATTACAACAATAGATACAGATAACTACGCAGTTATGGCGAAAGCTATGGGCATGGTATCTGAAAGTGATAC